CCTGCCAATCTTTCCCCGAAAACCACCAGTTCGGTCCAAGCCGGTCCGATGTCTGGTCAACCTAAACCAGAACTATGACGACTCAAACCAAAAAGAAAAAGAAGCTTGTTGGAGATTTGAAACCAAGGCTTCACAGCCCTTGGCTCAAAGGTAAATCTAGAGTCGATGAGGTCATCGAGTTAGCTGAGAAGATTGGTCAGCCATTACTTGAATGGCAGAAGCTAATTCTCAAAGATATGTTGACGATTGACAACAATAATCAATTCATCAAGCGCAGCACATTGTTGTTAATCGCTAGGCAGTCCGGAAAGAGCCATCTAGCCCGTATGCGTGTCTTAGCAGGCTTATTCTGCTTTGGCGAGAAGGACATCCTCATGATGTCATCAAATAGATCAATGGCGCTCAAATCTTTTAACATTATTGCAGACATCATCGAACGCAATGACTTTCTTCGTGTTCAACTAAAGAACGGTGATCCCAAGAAGGGAATCCGTAGAACTAACGGTGATGAGCGCATAATCCTTGAATCAGGAGCACAGGTAGAAGTTGTGGCAGCTACATCCGATGGAGCGCGTGGTAGAACCGCAGACCTTCTCTGGATAGACGAGTTACGAGAAGTCACAGAAGTTGCTATGGATGCTTCTAAGAGCGTTACATTGACCAGACCTAACTCCCAGCGACTATTTACATCCAACGCTGGTGATGCGTTCAGCAAAGTGCTTAATGACCTACATGAGCAATGCTTAAACCATCCACCAAAGTCTTTGGGATTCTATGAGTACAGCGCACCGCCATTCTGTGACATTTGGGATCGTAAAGCTTGGGCTATGGCAAATCCAAGCCTTGGATATTTAATTCCCGAGGAAGCCATCGAGGAGACGATTGCAACATCAACAATGGAAGCGGCGAGAACGGAGACCCTTTGTCAATGGATTTCGTCAATCAGCAGCCCGTTCACTCCTGGCTCTTGGGAAGATATATGCGATAGGTCAATGGAGATGAGTCCAGGACCTTTAACAGTCTTTGCCTTTGATATTGACATGAGTAGAAAAAATGCCGCACTTATAGCAGGACAGATTTTGCCAGATGGTCGAATTGGCGTGGCATTGGTCCAAACTTGGGAATCTCAAATCTCAGTAGATGAATTAAAGATTGCCGCCGAAATTAAAGGCTGGTGCGATTCGTACAAACCTAGAGTTGTTTTGTACGATCGTTACACAACGCTGGCAGTAGCTGAAAGATTACAGAAATCTGGCGTAATGGTGGAAACCATCGTAGGAGCTGAGTTCTATGCCGCGTGCTCGACTCTTAAAGACCAAATTGACAACAAGAGAGTTGTTCATGCTGGGCAAGATGTGCTGGATCAACAAATGCAAAACTGCGGAGCTAAAAGCACAGACTCATCATGGCGTTTAATTCGCAAAGCTAGTGCTGGTCCGATTGTTGGGCCGATTGGCTTGGCAATGGTGGTAAGTCGATTATCTCAACCACAATCGACACCCCAGATATTTGCCTAGACACAAAGTATCTAAATTGTCAAGAATTAGACAAAGTGTGGTAAGATGTCTATATGGGTATTTTCTCGCGCAATAAGCCAGAACAAAAATCTTCTATATTAGCCCAGTACGCCCCACAGATTATGGGCGACAATTACAATCTTTACAATTATGGCGTTCTCAGCGTTCGCCGCAATGAAGCAATGTCAGTTCCTACTGTTGCTCGATGCAGAAACCTTATCGCATCAACTATTGCATCTCTACCATTAGAGCTTTACCGCAAATCAACTGGCGAAGAACTTGGCTCGCCGCTATGGCTAGAACAGCCATCTAAGTCACAACCTCGATCCGTAACCGTTGCATGGACTGTTGATTCATTGCTTATGTATGGTGTTGCCTACTGGCGCGTTTTAGAATTGTATGCGGATGATGGACGCCCAGCGAGGTTCGAATGGATTGCCAATACTCGCGTTACATTTGATTTAGATATTCACAACGAATATGTCACAAACTATTATGTTGATGGATCAGTTGTGCCAATGGAAGGACTTGGAAGCCTTGTAACATTCCAAGCACTCGATGAAGGTATCCTTTCACGCGGAGCGCGAACAATTCAGTCAGCAATCGATATTGATAAGGCTGCATCCATCGCAGCGCAAACTCCACAACCAGGTGGCTTCATCAAGAACTCAGGTGCTGATCTTGATGCTAAAGAAGTTCAAGGATTATTAGCTGCTTGGAAGTCTGCTCGTCAGAATCGTTCAACTGCTTACTTGACAAGCACACTTGATTACACACCAGTTTCATTCTCACCAAAAGACATGATGTATGACGAAGCAAAGCAATTCATGGCAACTGAAATTGCAAGAATGTGCAATGTTCCTGCTATCTATGTTTCAGCAGACATGAACTCTTCTTATACCTACACAAATGTTTTAGATTCACGCAAAGACTTTGTGGCTTACTCATTACAGCCATTCATCTCAGCGATTGAAGATCGTTTATCTATGGACGACATTACAGCGCGTGGCAATGTAGTTAAGTTCGCAATCAATGACACATTCTTGCGTCAAGACCCATTACAAGAACTTCTAGTAATTGAAAAATTGCTATCGCTAGGACTCATCACAACTGAGCAAGCGATGGAAATGACAGATCAGACACCTAACGGAAATGAGGGGATGACATCGTGAAGATTACCTTCGATGCAGCCTTCGCTGCTGATGTTCAGGCATCAAGCGAGACAAGACAAATCAGCGGCAAGATTGTGCCACTAGGAAACGAAGTTGGAAACACTTCAGCTGGCAAAGTTATATTTGAGCGCGGTTCAATACAGATTCCAGAACCAAAGACAGTGAAGCTACTTAGCCAACACGATGTCAAGGCACCGCTAGGACGCGCTCAATCTTTTACAGAAACAGATGATGCAATTTACGCATCATTTAAGATCAGCAACTCATCACGCGGAACAGATGCGCTTATCCTTGCAAGTGAAGGATTACAGGCAGGACTATCTGTTGGCGTTGAAGTTATTAAATCATCAAGCAAACAAGGAATCATTCATGTCAGCCAAGCTAGGCTCATGGAAGTCAGTTTGGTCACAGAACCTGCTTTCCGCAGTTCACAAGTGACCGAAATCGCAGCGGAAGAATCTGAAGAAGTTTCTGAAGTTGCAGAAGAAACCCAACCATCAAACGAAAGCGAGACAGCTGTGGAGAATACTCCAGAGACAGTTGCAGCACCAGAAGTGGAAGCAGCAGCGGTTGAAGCTGCTCGTCCAACTGTGACTGTAACAAGCGTGCGTGAGCGCGTAGCACCAATCACATCAGCACAATACCTCGAAGCAAACATCAAGGCAGCTCTTGGCGATGACGAAGCACGCCGCACAATTCGTGCAGCAGATGATTCAACATCAACAAACACAGGCTTGACACTTCCAGGTCACCTACAAACATTTCTTACAGACACATTTACAGGACGCCCTGCATTTGAAGCTGTAACAAGATCAGCCCTTGTGGAAAGTGGCATGTCATTTACTGTGCCTCGCCTCTACACAAATGCTTCATCAGCTAACACAGCACCAACAGTTGCAGATACAAACGAAGGCGCAGCACCATCTGAAACAGGCATGACTTCATCTTATGACACAGTAAATGTCGAGAAGTTCAGCGGCTTGCAGCGTGTAAGTTTTGAGCTCGTAGATCGCAGCTCACCTGCATTCATGGAATTGATGATGGCAGAACTTCGCAAGGCTTATGAGAAGGCTACTGATGCAGCTCTTATTGCTGCATTCACAGCTAACGGAACACAAGCAACCGGTGTTGCTGCAACAGCAGCAGGACTACAATCCTTCATCTCAGTAGAAGGCGCAGCAGCTTACAAGGGAACTGGCGGAGATTTCGCTAACAAGCTTGTAGCATCAACAGACCAATGGGCAGCAATCGCAGGATACGCTGACACAACAGGTCGCGCACTTTACTCAGCACAAGGCGCAACTTACAACGCATCAGGTAACGCAGTAGCAACTTCTGTTGTCGGTGGCGTACTTGGTACAGACCTTATCGTTGATCACAACATCACAACTTCAGGAATCATTGATGAATCAGCATTCCTAGTTGCACCACGCTCTGTATATGCATGGGAGTCACCAACAACACAACTTCGTGTTAATGTCTTGACTTCAGGCGAAATCGAAATCAACCTTTACGGATACCTAGCACTCTATGTTGCTAAGTCAGGTAAGGGCGTTCGCCGCTTTAACTACACAGCACCGTAAGCAAGACCCTAAGTCGCTGGGGGTGGGTCGCAGCCCTTGACCCATCCCCAGTCTTTAGAAAGGAATAGGAATGTCACTTTGCACAGTTAGCGAACTTCGCTCAGCTTTGGGTGTTGGCTCACTTTACAATGATGCAACCCTTCAATCAGTATGCGATGCAGCTGATGCTGTGATTCTTCCTATGCTTTGGAATAACTACACATTCAATGTGGCTCATAGCAACACAGCTACAACAGGCACACTTTATTTTGATTCACTAGTTACAGATGTTTTCTATGTAGGTCAGGTTGTCAATATCACTGGCAACGGATCAAAGCATAATGGCAACAAAACCCTCACAGGTGTTGGCGATTACAACATCACTTACAACATCACAGGCAACAACAACACACCTGCTGTGTATCATCCAGTTGTTCCTTTCGGTCAAGTTTCAGCAGATCAATATGTTGATTGGTCACAAGATTCAGCAGTTCAAGAAGCTGCACTTATGATTTCAGTAGATATCTGGCAGGCTCGTCAGGTAAGTAACTCAGGCGGCGTATCTCCGGACTTTACTCCTAGCCCATATCGCATGGGTAACACTCTCTTGGCTCGCGTTCGTGGACTTATTGCTCACGCACTCGATCCGCGTTCGATGGTCGGATAATGCCAGTTGCTCTCACTACTCTTAGAACCACGATTGCGACAGCATTAGTCGATAATACTAAGTGGCAGACATTTGCATTCCCACCAGCCACAGTTCTCGCTAACTCTGTAATCGTTAGCCCTAGTGATCCATATTTAGAGCCAAACAATAATCAACACAACACTATTGCTCCAACTGCTAATTTTAAGATAATCATAACTGTGCCTTTATTCGATAACGAAGGCAACCTCAATGGAATTGAAGATGCCCTTGTGGGTGTGTTCAACAAACTCGCAGCATCCTCATTGACATATAATGTGGGAGCAGTAAGCCAGCCAAGCGTTCTAAACGCAGCATCTGGCGACCTGCTTACATGCGAGATGTCACTATCCGTTCTAACTACCTGGAGCTAAAATGTCCGAATGGGAAAAAGAAAACGAAGCCTTCCTGAAGAAAATCGGGCAGGTTACTTCAGCACCAAAGCCAGCATCTACTAAGAAAGACGAGGAATAATCCTAATGGCTGTATTTCTAAACAATAACGTAGGCGTTAAGATTAACTCTGTTGATCTTTCTGACCATGTAACAGCAGTAACAATCAACCGTTCATTTGATGAACTCGAAGTAACAGCAATGGGCGATTCTTCTCACAAGTTCGTAAAGGGCTTGGAAGCATCAACAGTTACAATCGACTTCCTCAATGACACAGCATCAGCAAATGTTCTTGCAACACTCCAAGCTGCATGGGGAACAACTGTCACAGCAGTATTCCTACAGACAAAGGGAACAGCAGTATCTGCTACAAACCCTCTCTACACAGTTTCATTGTTAATCAATAACACAACAGACATCAACGGTGCTGTTGGCGATATTGGCACACAATCAATCACATTTACTGCTAACTCAACAGTTGCAGTAGCCACAACAGGTACTTTCTAAACAACTAAACTAAGGGGCACAGCATGGCAAAGTTAAAAGTAACAAGGGCAGATGGATCAGTTGGGGAATACCCAATCACTCCATTAGTGCAATATGGTTTTGAGATTTACGCTAAGAAGGGCTTTCACAAAGCGTTCATCGAAGATCAGAAGCAAAGCGATATCTTCTGGCTAGCCTGGGAATGTATCCGCCGTTCGGGTGAAACTGTTAAGCCATTTGGAGAGCAATTCATTGAAACCTTGACAACAGTCGAGGTACTAGATGATGACCCTTTGGCTTAGGGCGCGACTCGATCACCTATCTGATTGCTAAATTAAGTGTCAGACTCGGGATCGCGCCACAACAATTATTAGAGCTAGATGAAGTAATGCTAAAGAACCTAATCAAGGTTCTACAGGATGAAGCGAAGGAGGCTAGAGATGCCAGCAACCGTCAAAGGCGGCGTTGAACTTCGCAAGGCACTTCGTAACTTCGCTCCTGAATTAGGCAAAGAAACACAGAAGGAAATTGCTAGCGTTCTTAAGCCTGTTGTAAAAGAAGCTAGAGGATTTGTCACTACCTCGCCTTTAAGCAACTGGGCTAGAGAAGGTGGCAAGTTTCCTGTATTTAACGCTTCAATCGTTAAGCGTGGCATTGGTTACAAGACAACACCATCGAAGCCTAATCGCAGAGGCTTTACAGCATTAGCACAGATTCGTAACCGTTCAGCAGCTGGTGCTATTTATGAAACAGCAGGTCGCCGCGCTCCAGGTACTAAGCCTTCATCTCGTCCTAACTTTGCTCAGGCGATGGGGCCACTTACAGGATCAGGCAAAGAGCGTGGTCGCTTGATTTATAAGGCTTGGGAAAATGACAAGGGCAATGCTACAAAGGCTGTTCTGAAGGCTATAGATAATGCTGGTAAGACTTTTAACCGAATGGTAGGCACTCGCTGATGGCTAATGTAGTAATTGATATTGCAGCCGAATACACCGGCAATAAGGCATTTAAGCAGGCAGAAACAGCAACACAAAAGTTAGAGAAAAGCGTTGCAAAACTAGGCAAGCAACTTGCTGGAGTATTTGCTGCTTCTAAGTTATATGCATTTGGTAAGCAGTCAGTCAAGGCTTTTGCAGCTGATGAGAAAGCTGCACGATCACTAGCTTTAGCCCTAGCCAATACAGGTAACGCATTTGCTGCCATTGGGGTTGAGAAGTTTATTGCAGACTTACAACGCGCAACAGGTGTTCTGGATGATGAACTTCGTCCAGCATTTAGAACTCTTCTTACAGCCACAGGCGATGTTAAGAAGTCACAAGATGGCTTAGCCCTAGCCCTAGATATTGCAGCAGGTACAGGCAAAGACTTAGGTGCTGTATCTATGGCACTTGCAAAAGCTTATGGTGGTCAAACAACAGCCCTTAGCCGTTTAGGTGCAGGCTTAGACAAGGCAACCCTTAAAACAGGTGACATGGATGTCATTGTCGGAGAACTTACAGACAAGTTCAAAGGTCAGGCACTAGCCGCTGCCGAAGGCTATTCAGGTGCTATTGCAAAGATAGCAGTTGCATCTAATAACGCTAAAGAGATTATTGGCAAAGACCTTCTCGATGCTATGCAGATGATTGCAGGCAAAGATGGCATTGGCGGAGCAACAACTGCTATGGAAGGCTTCGCAACTCAAATCGGCAATGCCATCTATGGCATAGGCGTTCTGATTACTAAACTGAAATCAATTCCAGGTGCAAGTCTTATTGGACAGGTTTTAGAAGCAGGAACTAAAGTCTCAGGACTTGGCTTATTAGCAAAACTAGGTTCTTCTTCTAAAGCAGCATCAGCAGGTACTCCAGCACAATCGCCTGGACAACGCAAAGCCATCGATAAAGCCAATGCCGATGCAATCAGACTTCAAAAGTCCAAAAACACTTTATCTAAGATTGATAACGACAATACTGCTAGAAAACTAGTTCTCACAGGCGATCAGTTAGCCCTTCTTGAACTGGAAAAGAAGTTCGATGTAGAGCGCATTGGCTTATTTGCTGCTATGAATCAGGCAACTGATGGTGAAACAAAGATGCGCCTTTTATCTCTTATTGCTATTAAGGATCAAAACGCTGCACTTGCTGGTCAAATTATGAATGCCAATAAAGCGACCGATGCTTTAGAAGCATTCCGCCAAGCCATTCTTGCAGCCATTCGAGCATTGCTAGACAAGGTTCAAAACGAACTAGCACAGCTACAAGCTTTGACTGGTAACACTCCAGTTACAGCAGGCACATCAACATTTATGACCAATGACCCAACAGCGGTATCTGGTGGCATTCCTAACACAGCATTGTCTATGGACTTTGGTGCTGGAACATTTAGAGCTGCTGAATCTCGCACAACGAACATTTCAGTAAATGTGCAAGGATCAGTTACTACTGAGCGCGATCTAGTCAATGCCATTACTCAAGGCATCTACAACAATCAGGCTTCTGGAATCCCAATCTCCTATACGACTGCGTACAGATAATGGCGTTACCAGCAACCCTTGTTGTTAAGATAAATCTATCGGGTGGAGCATCATTCGGTAACCCGTTTATCTTGGGTACTTCACAGTTGGGCTTTGCTGAACTTGCATCTAGCGTTCCTGTCATTGTCGATGTTTCTGCTCAGACAACTAATATCTCGACTCGCAGAGGGCGTAACCTTTTGCAGGATAATTACGAGTCAGGACAGGCAACCATAAGAGTTGTTGATCCAAACGGTGACTTCAACCCACAGAACACTTCTAGCCCCTATTACGGGCTATTACAGCCACTTAGGAAGATTCAGGCATCTGCTATCTATGGCGGAGTTACTTATGGCTTATTTGGCGGTTACATCACCGAATATCGCTATACCTATCCAACAGGTCAAGAAACAGGTTATGTAACCTTTATCTGTTACGATGCTTTTAGATTGATGTATAACTCAAATGTCACAACCGTTACAGGTGGCACAGCAGGTCAGACAACTGCACAGCGCGTTCAATCTATTCTCAGCATGATTGCCTGGCCGCCTGCCTTTACCAGTATTGGCACAGGAGCGACCACTTGCGTGGCAGACCCTGGCACTACACGCACAGTCCTAGAAGCCATCCAGACCGCTGAGTTCACAGAGCAAGGCGCGTTCTACATTAACGAGAATGGTGTTGCAACCTTTAAGGGTAGACAATTCGTAGTGGATGCCCAAGCTGCTAGCCCTACAGTATTTAATCAAACAGGCACAGGAATTAACTATGCAGGAATTACCTTTGCCCTCGATGACAAGACGATTGTGAACAAGGCAACTGTGACCCGAATCGGTGGAACAGCACAGACTTACTCAGATGCGACATCTATCGCTCAATACTTCACACGATCTATTACAGCTACAGATATGCTCATGCAGACAGATGCCAACGCCTTAGCGCTAGCAACTGCCTATGTCGATTCTCGTAAAGAAACTTCTATCCGAATTGAAACCATCACTCTGGATTTGGTAACTCCTAACTATTCAGCAGGGGTTACAGCAGGATTAAGCCTTGAGTTCTTTGACACAGTAGATATAACCAATGAGCAACCTGGTGGATCAAGTATTCAAAAGAAGCTACAGATTCAGGGCATAGCCCACACAATCACCCCTAACACTTGGGTGACCACATTTGCCACACAGGAGCCTTTACTCGATGTTATGTACTAGAATTGACCCTATGAAAGAGGTGTGCTAATGGCTGTTGGATTCCCAGCAAAGACTACTTACGCGAACGGAGATGTGTTCTCCGCTTCGGATATTAACGATACTAATGGCACACTCAACCTTGCTGCTGGCGCACAATGGGCTGCTGGAAAGAATAAAATTATTAACGGTGATTTTGGCATTTGGCAACGCGGTACATCTTTTACTTCTCCAGGCTATTCAGCCGATAGATGGAATTGCAATAACGGTTTAATGACAAGTTTCTCAGCTACTCGCCAAACTTTTACTCCTGGTGCAGCACCTGTCTCTGGTTATGAAGGAACTTTTTATGTTGATATTGCTGGAACCCTTAGCAACGCATCTACTGGATACAATCAATTTGAAAACCGCATTGAGGATGTTCGAGTCTTTGCGGGTCAAACTGTTACACTTTCATTCTGGGCTAAAGGCTCAACAAGCGGAACAATCAACAGCGTTCTATCTCAAAACTTTGGTACAGGTGGAACTGCTGGTGAGTTTTTAACAACTCCAGTAAATCACAGCATCACAACAT